CATAGCAGCGATAAGATCAGCTGTATTTTGAGATAAAGTTTCCCCGTTCACTTGACACGTCACCACATCTGTTATCGCCGATATAGGGAACTGACGAAGGCCGTTGTTGGTTCCAATTTGTAGGGGTTGATCCACAACCACTTCAAGGTAGGCTTTGACACGGATGTTACGATCTACGATCGTTTGGGTCGACGGGGGAGAAATCGACCAACTGGCCTGTACGAGAGGAGCTCCTGGGCTCCCCCAAGAATTGCTTGGAAATATTTGTTGATTGACCCTTGAGCCACCCTGTCTTACGATATGAGTTTTCATTGTATCGGGAACAATATGGCTTCTCGGGTACATTACTCTAGTTAACTCGGACATAGTTTATTTTATATTATACCAATATAATATAAAATAATTTTTTTTTTATTTTTTTTTAATTTTTTTTCTAAAAAGTTTTTTCTAAAAATTAACACCAGTATTAACAATATTATTTAAATCAATATTTCTTCTTCTAGTAAATCTTAATTTAATATCAGCACGTTTTCCAGGAGGTAAAATTAATATTTTGCTACTGCCATCTTCTGAGAACCATCGAATATTAACATCAATTTGTTTCAGTGGATAGGAACTATTTAGGTCAGAGATTCTAATAGCACCAAAAGGATTATAAGTAAGATCTAATGGGCGATTATTATCCGGTAATACATTAAAATCAGAAATAGCACTAATAGTTATATTATTCTGAGTACCAATTAACTCTCTATTTATAGGAATACTAGCAGTTTCTAATAAAATTCTATTAAGCTTTCCCCAGTTAGACAAGCCTTGATTTGTTGCTTCTTCCATTTTATAATACGTTAAACCATTTTTAATAAAACTATTTGTGTATAAATCTTGAATTAAAAATTGAACCCTTGATGACGAGATATAAAATGATGGAATAGAAGAGAAAAAGTTTGCTAGTTCTCTATTCATAATTATACGTATATCATTTGGTAAATTACTTAAATATGCTGCTTCAGCGTTGATAGATAGAAAACTATCTCTTAATGTAACAACTGGTGGAGTTGTTGCTGGCATTAAAGGTTCTAATAACTTTAATTCATCAAAGGCTTTTTGAAAAGCTTCGTTAAAAGATTGAAGCATAGCTTGATAAGAAAATACTGGTTGTTCAGCTATAATCGGTGGTCCTATACCTTCAGGTACGTACTCAAGAAGTACAAGCACTGATGTCCCATTATATTCTAAAATAATTTTATAATCTCCTTCATCATTGAAATCAAATAACGGAACTGAAAATAATGGAATAGTAAAAGATGCGACTGATAAAACATAGTCACTGGTATCATGCAATATTTCTTCAACCCTATTAATTCTAAAAATAGCCGCGGTATTACTTTCTTGTCCACCAATACTTATATTGTAATATTGATTATTTTGATAAACATCACGATTAACTACGTTTGATGACATTCTTTATAATTAAACAATATAATTTTTATTCATCAATATCAAGTCTTAGTGCTATTCTTTTTTGGAAAAGAAGCTTCAGACTTGCACTACTGTCTTTTGAAATGAAAATTGGAAATGTCTCACCTGTTTTTGATTCCCAGCGTATTTCACAGTCAACTTGTTTCAGTGGGTAATCAGAGATTAAACTATAGTATCTCAAAGGCCCTTGAGGAAAAAAACTAATACCGGATTTATCAGCTATACCTGTAACATTGAGATCAAAAAATGCTCTGCGTGTAACGTCTTCTTGTGATGGTTGAAGTTCAGGTACTACAGGGATTGTATTACTTAAAAATACTAGTTTTTGTATATCATTAAAAAGTTCTAATGTTGGTTGAGATTGGGTCATCTTGTAATAAGGTTTACCATTAAAGGTTGTCTCATTATCAAATGTATCTCTTACAATAATTCTTGTTTCGTTGTCGCTTACAAAGAAGTCTTGAAGATTAGCATAGTATTCAAATAACCTTGCAGAAAAATAAATTTCAATATAATTTCCAGTTCCTAATGATTCGTCATACCCAGCTATCTCAGCATTAAGAGTAAAAAGTTGAGATGGGGCATCATAAGTCATAAACGGAAAATCAAAAGCAGCAGTTGGTGCTAAAGCGTCTAAATCAGTTTTAGCATCTTGAAGTGCATTATTGAGACTTTGTGTTATTTCTGAAAAATCATATACGGGTAACTTATTAATATTAGCATAAGGATTAAATGTAGCGTTTGGTATATATACCAAATCTTTTTGAACTTCGACTGCACCATACTTAAGCTTGACAAAGAAATTTGTTTCAGGAAAAAATAATAAGGGAATGTTGAATGATGGAACAAAAGCTCTTACGCAGGCAAGTTCATAATTACTAGGAATATCAAGAATAGGAACAGTACGGTTTTCACTAAATTTTAGTTCTTTTTCTTCTTCATCAGTATTTCTTATAATAATATTGTAATAGATGTTGTCTTGATTATCACTGTTTTGATTCTTTGTGCCTGAAGAAATTTGATTTACAGTCTTCATTAAGTCTCTATTATTCATTTTAGCTTGAGATACTTTCATAGCAGTTTGTGCTAGTTGCGATCTTATATCGTTCATTTTATTAATAGTAAACATAATAATTAAATTAATTAAGAAAACAGGATGGTAAGTGCTGATACAATAAAATCTGGATTACCACAAGATGTATTGCGAAACATTTTGTCAAACTGTTTCAGAGGTACATCGCGAAATCTAATGCGAACCGCACTCCAGCGACCGCAAGTTGATACATCTTTTTTATCCTTTTGTAAAGGTTCTTTATTCTCCAAAACTTTAGTATACTGAGATTGTTCGATTAGATGTGTTAAATGTGCGACCTTTTCACCTTTGTGACGTCTTATCTGAAATGGTGAAAAATCAATCTCAGAGTCAATAGGGATGCCGTATGAATCAAACACCTCAATAGTGGTATCATTAACCTTGAATACGGCTACCCAATGCCCAAAGTCAGCCTCGTGTTGATATAGGAGAACTATTGCTCCATGAGGTTCTAAGGCTTGGTCAATGGTATCATAATTTTCCAGATCTTGGTATCTCATTACTCTACATTTGTTATCAGTGATATTGAGAATATCATCACCAGATAGAGATACTTTTTCTGCTTCTAATATGACTTTATCAATACTATTAACATACTTCATTTATCTATACTCAAGATTTTTTAATCACGTTCAGATAAAATTTTGCTCGCTGTACTGTAGTAGTAGTAGGTTTATACTTATATTTTTTGGGATTCTTATTAGCATTTATAACAAAATTAGCAAACTCTGTTAGAGTCATACCTCTGGCTTTCGCTTGTTTTGTTAGCATACCCCACTTTATTTTAGAAAAATCTATTGTTCTTTTTTTTGGTGGCATTTTTATTATTAGCAACATTACAATTTTGAATCGTCTTTGAATGGATCGTAAAGATAAACTTGTTTCGCTGAAATGACGAACATTGGGTTGGTTCTATACAACGTACACCACCGTGACTTATTACTCATACTCAAGAACTTTTTAATGTCATCTTTAGACATTCCTACTTTCTTTTCTAAATATTGTCTAATATGATACAAACCACCTGAATACTTAGGAAATACAGTTACAGAAGTCGCTTCAGTTTGTATAGTTTTTGTTGATCTATAATTATTAAGAATATGAGTAGTTACAACTAATTGAATATTCTTATGTCTAGCAATTTCTAGTAGGCTCTCCATTAAGCAAAATATCATTACTCTAACTTTAGGATTTTGAATCTTAAGAGTGTCGTCGAAAATAATTACAGACCCTTCTTCAAAGTCATTTAAGCCTAATGGTTCTGATATAATTTCATCCTCATCAACTTCATCTAATACCCTAACTATATTAGGTGATATCAGAGCATCATCATCTAAAACTGGGTCGTGGTCAACACTAGAAAAAATATAAATCGGAGCTTCTTTGTTTCCTTTTTGTTTTAAAAATTGTCGTAACCATTTAGCTAGATAAGTTGATTTACCACTACCGCTAGCACCACTGATAAATAACCGTTCTATTTGATCTTTAGCATGAAAAGGAACAGGTTGAAACTGAGAGCGACCCTCAAGTTTAATTTCTGTTTCTCCAGCAGAATCGTCGTCACAAAGATAAAGACATTTTTTGTCTAATTCCCCACCTGTAATTGTAGCAACTTTCCTACAATGTGGGTTGTTTTTAGCGTAATCTTTTGATTTTATTTTAAAACTCATTTGTTTTATTTATAGGAAATATTTTATCTTTAGTATTAATAAAGAATGGAGTACCCACAAACAATTGAAACAGGGATGAAACTCCCCACTTTGGGTACCTTAATCCCACAAACTTTTGAGATGGAAGGCGTTGTACCTAAGGCTTACCTTCAGAATGTTAATATACAGAAGCAAGGAGTCGCTGGTCAGGCTCAATCTTTAGGATTTACCGTACCCTTATTTCAAAGTACCGCTGAAGAGTACCTAAGCAGTGCTCGATCTAAAGATCTTTCAGAACTTCAGGAACAAAGAATGGCTGGTGTTGATCCCAAAACTAGCTACTTTAGTTTCAGTGATACTAATAGTAATCCAAAAAATTTTAACTGGAGCACAACTCCGATGGATAACCTAGGTCTTAGCAAGTCTACAGTGCCCTATAAATACGCTGATTCTTGGACTAGTCAAAAACCAAGTCGTTCAGAATATAGAACTACGATGGGTGACCAGATCATGGCTGAAAACACAAAATTACGAAGCGTAAGACTTTACTAAAATAAAAAAACGAATTAAATAAGGTTTAAAGAAAAAATAACTAATAATAAGAAATGCCAGATTACTCAAAATCAATTATTTATAAATTAGAGTGTAAAGACCCTAAAGTTACTGAAATCTATGTTGGTTCTACAACTGCTTTTTATGATAGGAAAAGTCGTCATAAAGATGTCTGTATTAACAAAGATGGAAAAAAGGAATGGAATTCCTATGTATATCGCTTTATGAGATTAAATGGAGGTTGGAATAACTGGCAAATGATTCAGATTGAAGAAGTTAATGCCCGTAATAAACGACATCTTAATCAGATTGAAGCAAAGTATATCAGAGATTTGAAAGCAGAATTGAACAGTGATATGCCACAAGATATTCCAACTGGGTTAACAAGAGAAGAATATACTAAAATGTATAATACCCTAAACCATAATAAAATTCTTGAAAGATGTAAAGTATACCGTGATACCAATCGTGAAAAAATTAATATTAAAGCAAAAGAAGAATATCATAAAAATATTACTTATAATAGAGAAAGGAAAAATAGAAACTATCATAACAATGGCGATAAAAACCGTGAGAAAAAGAAAGAATACCGTATTAAAAATGCTGATAAAATCGCTGAGAAAGCAAGAGTAAAAGTTGTATGTGGATGTGGTTCAGAAGTTACGAAACAACATTTAGCAAGGCACAAACGCACTCAAAAACACAAAGAATGGGAAAATTTACCCGAGCCAAATCTCATATTCGTTGATTAAAAATACTTTAAGATATTTGTTTTATAATATATTTGTATATTATAAAAGAAGATGTCGTTGAACAAATTGGTATCAGAAAATATTGATAACCCAAGGCTAAACATATCAGTAAAGAATCTGACTGTTCAAGGGTCTGTAAACAATCTAACTCCATTTGGGGGCTTGTTTATGATAACAAGTAATGGTCCTCTAATAGCAAATACTACTGACGAAATTAATTTAATTGAAGGAGCAACTTTAGTAGGTACAAATCAAGTACCTGCTAATACTTTTGAAATCTCATCATATCACGCTAATTACAGTGGTAGTTTTAACTCGCTTGGAGGTGGTAGAACTCTCGCCTTAAAAGTGAGAAGTAATGGCGCTATTCTCGCACAGTTTCCGGCTATACAACTTACGAATGCCCCTGGTGAGTTCTTTGAGGCAGAGTTAGATTTCAGTATTCGCTCTTTAGGTCCTACTGGTCAGGCTTCAATATCAACAAATGTAGATTTTACCTATGGAGACCAGGGTGCTAACTCTTGGCGTGGAGAACGCTCTTGTGTAGTTAATTCGTCAACTTTTGACACAACTGTTGATAATGAATTAGTCATTACAGCACAATTTAGTGACGCTGATCCCAACCTAAACATACAGTGTCTACAGGCTTTTGTTAACCGTGTTTTTTAATAGGAATTAATATAAAAAATATTGTAATATAATAAAATGAGTCTGAACCATATTTGTCTCAATGGAAAAGTTGATGTGGATTTAGATGTGAAATCTCTTTCAATACAGGGTCAAATTGTTAACCCTGGTGGTGGAGGAAATCCCTTTAATCAGGATTTAAATACAACAGATCAACCTCGCTTTGATCAATTACGATTAACAAGTACTACATTTACCGACACAGACCAATGTGTCACTAAACAGTATGTTGACGATTCTATCTCGGGATTACCTGTAGTAGATTTACAATCAGCTTATGATGATGGGAGTGGGGAGATTGCTTTATCTATAAGTAAACCATTAGAAATTACTGGAACAGCGGGAGTAAATGTTAACTCTAATCCTGTTTTAACATCAAAATTAACTTTTAATGATTCTCAAGAATTAGTTAGCAAACAATATGTAGATGATTCTGTACAATCTTTGGGAAAAACTACAGTGTTATTCAATCAATCACAAGACTACTTAGTTGTAAACGGTGGTTTTTATACAGACGGAAACATCACTTTGGGATGGGATGCAGTAAATCAAACAGAATTTTTAGTCAATACTTTACCTTCTACTGGTGGAGTTACTATTAGTAGTATCAATGGAGGTACAGGAACGTCAGTTCTTGCTACACAAGCAAATTTCAAGTATGATATAGGGGGATTAGTGGCTTCTTCTGGAATTTTACAGAGTTGGATTCATGCAAATACTGATGCTAGTTACCCTAACTATTATATCACAATATTGAGATTGGGTGGTGGTGAAAATTCAATATTAACAGTAGAGAAATATTAAAAGACTAACTTTAGAATTATTTTATAATATATTGACTTATTATAAAATACAATGAGCCTCAACCACATTGTTTTTCCAAAGAACAATAACGTGATTAATCCAGTAGTCAACTACATAAAAGTGGCATTACCAGAAAGTGATGATTTTTTAGTAATTAATCCAACTCAAAAAGGAAGAGTCGGACAATACTTAGGTGTAAATGAAGAAGGGGAAATTGACGTTGTAGACGGTAGTGTTGGTGCAGTAGGTCCTAGAGGTTATAAAGGTGATAAAGGTGATAAAGGTGATACTGGACCTACTGGACCTCAAAGTGTTATACCTGGACCAAAGGGAGATCAAGGTGATACTGGACCAAGGGGTATTCAAGGGGTAGTTGGACCGAAAGGAGATAGGGGATTACAGGGACAGCCTGGTTTACCAGGTAGAGAAGGACCACCAGGGCCAAGCGGTGGTCCACAAGGACCAAAAGGTGATCAAGGTATTCAAGGTCCAAAAGGCGATCAAGGTTTGCAAGGAATTCAAGGTTTACAAGGACTAAAAGGTGATCAAGGTGATCAAGGTCTAAAAGGTGATCAAGGTCTAAAAGGTGATCAAGGTATTCAAGGTTTACAAGGTCTAAAAGGTGATCAAGGCAATCAAGGTTTACAAGGAATTCAAGGTTTACAAGGCCTAAAAGGAGACCAAGGTGATCAAGGTATTCAAGGACTAAAAGGTGATCAAGGTATTCAAGGAGATCAAGGTTTACAAGGGTTAAAAGGTGATCAAGGTTTACAAGGAATTCAAGGTTTACAAGGCCTAAAAGGAGATCAAGGAATTCAAGGAATTCAAGGACCACCAGGAGCAGGTTCTATAAACGATTTCTCAACTTTAGTAGGAAGTACCGCCAAAGTAGATTTATCTACTGCTACATCTCAAGCAGAATATGGAACGATTGAAAAATTTAAAGCAACATCAGCGATAAGTAATGGATCACCAGTTCAGTATACCTATGATGATCAAGGTAATGTTGGTGTTTCTGAAATTGGTACTTTAGTGTCACAACATCAGATTGTAGGAATAGCATTGAGTAATACTTCTATAAATGGTACTGTCGATGTTCTTACTAATGGCTATTGCACAGCAAAAAGAACATCAGTAACTTTACCGAGTTCTGCTAATATATCATTGAATAATTTCACTAATGGGACACTCCAGCAACTAACGAATCTCACAACCTTCACAGATAGTGGTGGACCTAACAACACTTATAATGCCAATGAAAATTATTCTATTGCATTTGACGCTGGTATCGGAAGAACTATTAATATGGACCCTGTAAGTTTTAGTTTTGAGCACACCTCTTCACAAATGTATGACAGGATGGGGATACAAGTTTCTGATGATGGAGTTATCTATAAAAATGTAATAGTACCCTGGATGGTTAAAAGTGCCACAGCTACTCCGCCTTATTCTAACTCGTTTGGTACGAAATCAAACGGATATATATTCCCAGGTACAGACCAAAATAGAGCCCCTGTTCAGTTCGGAAAAAGATTCGTTAAGTTTTTCTTTTTTTCTGATGGATCTTCACAAATGGACGGATTTAATTTGCGTTTAACACCCAATATACCATACCCGAGTAGTTCGATTGAAATCACACCTGGAGTTACTATGTATCTTGATTCAACAGATTATACTAAAGTAACAGAAAACAATACCAGTCAACTCCCCATAGGATTTAGTGCATACAAAGACACCAATAATGATGGTGTTTTTATGAGGGTAAATGTTGCCGGACAATCTTAAATTATTTTTTATAATATTGATATATTATAAAAGATGTCGTTAAATACATTTAACCCAAACAATCCCAAAGTATCGTCAGTAGATGGTCTTGTTGATGCACAATTTAAATCCTTGAAAGTATCACAGGTAGAAATTGACCAATTAGTTGTTGATGGTTCAATTCAGGCTCAGGCCATACTTACAGAGCAACTAGCAGTTGCAGGTACATTATACCCATTGACACAGGCTCAATCTAGGAATCTCGTTATCGAAAGTAATGATATTAATGACCTAGAATATACCAAATACAATTTATTAGGGGTTAATAACCCTACATTTGTTAGCGTCCCTAATAATACGCCCACTGAAGTCGTTGGCCCTTCTACAACAGACTTCAATGGGTCGTATGCTATTGAATACCTTAAAGATTTACAAACATATTGTTTTAAGGCGAACTGTAGATTCATTACACCTAATGCAGGTAATTTATCTTTTAGCCCAAAAATAGGAGGTGTAAATCTGTTTTCTATCCAAACGGCGATGCCAGTCAATAATTTAACTCAGCAAATGACATTTGAAGTTGTAT